CTGCTTGTTGCCTGTGACTTCTTTTGCCTCTGTAAGTGCTTTTCTTGCCGGTACTCCACCGTCCATTACGGCTGGTAGATACTTGTCAAATGCTGAACGTAACTTATCTGTTTGCACAGACTCAAGTAATTCTGACATCACTGATTTCTTGTCCCCGGCTAATGGTGCAAGTAATTCTCCCATAATTTCTTTACGAGAGTGAATGTCTTTCATTAGTTTGATTTCAGTTTCGCGACTTTCAACTAATTTTTGTGCTTCTGCAACTAGTTTAGCTGCTTCTGCTACTTCTTGTTCTTTTTGCTCGACTGCTTTCAACAGCTTAGATGTCTCTGATTTCTCATTGAGGTAACTAGCTGAATACTCGCTAGCAAATGATTCAAAAATTCTGCGACCAAAGTCATTCTTACGAGCAGCTTCAATATCTTCACGTAGCTGAGTCATTTCTGATTTAAGTCCTTTAGAGACTGTTTCTTCGATGATCTTAGCGGAACGTGCGATAAAATCTTTCTTAACAGATTCAAACTTAGCTTTGCTTTCACGTACTAGACGTACTTTAGTTTCAGCTAGGTCTTTCTTGTCTGAGTGGAATTCTGCGATTTCTTTAGCTAGAGCGTCCACAATAAAAGATTCTAATTTTGCTACATTTGCTGCTACAGTTTTACGATCTTCGTGTAGTTCAGAGATTTCTTTCTTAAGATTATTAAGAACAAATGATTCCATTGTTTTGGAATCATCTTTCATCTTCTTAGCATACTTGGCCTTGGCTTCGATTAGACCTTGACGATCTTCAGCGAATTCAGACAGTTCTGCTTGAAGACGATCAGCTAACATAGATTCAACGGCTTCCACCATTGCTGTCTTGTCGTGATCGTATTTCTGAGCAAACTCTTCACGTAGTTCTGCAGTGACTTGTTCACGGTTTTCTTGAATTCTGCTATTCCAAGCGGATTCAATTTCCGATTTGATTTCTTCGGAAATCACATTATTTTCGAACAATTGTTTTACGATATCAATCATGTGATTCTCCTACTGGTTATTTGAGACCTGAAATGATTTTTTTCAGGCTCTCGGCTAGGTATTTCTGTGCCTGTGGATCGCCTTTGACTTCTTGTGCTATTTTGAATGCCTTGTATCCACCTTTGTTATTCATAAGGTGTTCATAAACTGGTGTTGGGTATGCTCCCGGAGCGGATGGTTGAGCTACTACGTCAACTGTGATAATTTCAAAACCTTGAACATTACCACTACTGTCAACTTCGCCTGAGCCTCTACTGCTTACTCCCAACTTAACTCCCGACTCCAACATAGTCTGAATTAACTGACCCATTGGAGTTGGAAGTACTTTAAGTTTTCCGTAGCCGTTTGGACCGTCCATCCACATTTTTGTAATCATGTGACTGACGCGGTCTAGGTTAATTTTTAAATCCTGCGGATGATCTACTTCCCCTAGTACAGAGTAACCACCAGAGATCTGCTCGTTGAGCGTCTTGACAGCCTTGCCAATTTCTTGAGAAGAATAAACACGCTGGTTTGCATTGCGGATATCACCTTGGATGCAAATGCCGTTTAGATGCAACGATTTCTTACCGTCGTTGCCTTCACTTTGCTCGAGAACAATCTGGGCCTGATCGTAACTTAAATGTTCTGCTAGGGTATGTCTCACCTGTTTTTCCTATTATCTACGACCACGGAAAAGGCTTTGCTTGTTATCAGCTGATTCAGCTGCGCCTTTTTTCTCAGCGCCATGCCCTGGCTCTTTCTTGCTGAATGCGTTACCATTCTTTGCACCTGGGACATTGATATTACCAGCATTGTCTTCTTTTGGTGTGCCTTTTAGCAAACCAGAACCTTTTAGTTGACCTTTGTTAGCTTCAACTGGAGCACTTTCTGTACCGCCTTTAGCGATGTTAGCAGTTGTGCCGCCCATGTCGTTTTTACCAGCAACGATAGACTTGGTGTTTACACCGTTGTCACCCATTTTTGCTGGTGCAACTTTTTCAACATACTCACGAACTGTTTCTAGTTGGTCGAAATCGTCTTTCATGGTCTCTTCTTCGTCGCCCATGTCCATTTCGCCTTCGTCGCCGCCTTTTAGTTCGTCAAACTTAGCTTGTAGTTCGTCAACGATAGCGTCTAGGTCTTGGAATAGTTCTTCTTCAGACTTCTCGCCTTCTTCGTCTTCACTTTCTTCGTCGCCCATTTCTAGATCACCTTCTAGGTCATCAGTTGGGTCACCACCCATTTCATCGCCGCCTTCTAGAGCGTCGATGTCTTCGAACTCTTCGTCCATTTTTTCTTCATCTTCGTCTTCTTCAGAAGCTTCGTCTACTTTGTCTTCTTCTGCATCATCATCTTTCGCAGCTTCTTCAACTTCTTCTTCATCTTCTTCGTCTGTAGCTTCTTCTAGCTCAGAGTCAATCAAAGACTCATAGATTTCACGAGATTTTGCAACAACGTACTCGTGGAATAGTTCCTCAGCTTTTTGCTGATCATCGTTGACCAGATGCTCAAGCATCTGCTCTAATTTATTCTTATCTGCCATGTTTGATTCTCCTTAGATGGTTAGGCTGTCATGTAGTATTTACATAATGCTGTAAAAATTATGGTTAAATGATACTTTTTTGAATGTTTTCTTTATCGTAAATAGTACCAGGGTATTTTTTTCCGAAATCTTCGTACTCTATATGCTGTAAATTTTTTATACCTTGTAGTCTATCTGGAATAAAACCGCCCTCTGGTATCACTCTAAAATACTGTATATGTTTATTATCTCGTATGGTTTTTTCAGTTTGACTTAGCCAGTTTCCGTGATAAGTCGCTGTATCTGTAGACTTTTTATAGTTGTATGTATCAGCGTAGATGTTATTAAACTTACCTTTAACCCCTTCGTAGTCAAAGCCAAAAATGTAGATTTCTTTGTGTCCACGTTCAGCTGCGAAGTTTAAAGCAGTGGGTCCTGAACTCCATCCTTTGTGTGGATGAAAAAAGTTCACAGACTTTTTAGTCGTTACACCTTTGTTGGGATTAGTCCACACAGAATGTGCCCTGTGATAGCCAGCAGCTATGACTTCGTTGATCATTTTTACATCAACGCAGATTAAAAAATCTGGATCAAACTCTCGGTAAATGGCATTACAGCCGTAGATAGTTCCTAGGTTTTTTAATGCAGAGTGCTCTAATCTACTTCTGCTAACTCCGTTACCTAGGACAAATGCAAGTTCGTTACTGGGGTTCTGCAGCTTCAACTGGGGTTCCATACATCTGTTTGATAAAATCTCTTTCAGAACTAAGTTCTGCTTCGTGAGCTTCACTTTGCATTCTCAGTTGATTGATTTGACGTAGGGTCAGGCGCAGTTTTCTTGTGTCTTTCTTTTCCAAAACAGAATCGTCCGTGGCATTATTATACCTACGGTCGTTGGAAAAATCCTTGATAGAATCGCTGAATTGAAAGAATTCGTTAAGAAGCATAGTGTATTTATTGCGGAGGCGTTGCTTCTGGAGCTGCGGCTGCGGCGTCGGTTTCTGCGGCAGCAGCCATATCTGCAGGAGCTTCTGCTGCTTGTGTGTCTGCTTCTGCGCCTACTGCCGAAGGAGTAACTCCCACTCCTCTCATCTGCGATCCTGCATCAGGAGGAGCCTTGAGATTAGCACCGTTTTCTTCTCTCCATAGCTGTTCGTTTTCTTTGATTTCTTCTTCGCTTAGACCCAAGAAACGCTTCATAGCAAAACGCTTGCTGAGATGTGTGATCTGTGTAAGCTGTGCAAATGTTGCTACTCGAGTAGTATCGAGTTCGGCCTGTCTATAGGCCGCAAAGTTTTGTGGAGGATGGAACTTTAGTTCAAAAAGACTGTTGTCAATGTTGATGCCATTGCTCATCATCCACAGTTTAAATTCTATATCAAAGGCTTCTACAATGTTTGATTGTAGACGTTTGCAATATTCGTTGAATCTAAGTTCTTGAATATAAGCAGTTCCTACTTTGCCATCTGCAACGGTATTTGAAGCTTCTTCAATACCAGTAGGCAAATAAGCTGCGGGTATACGCAGGGCTCTAAACAGTTTATTAGTAAAGAAACGTAGGTCAGTGATTTCACCTAGGTTAGTACCGCCAGGCAATGTTTCTACTTTTGATCCACGACCTTCTGCGGTCTGTGGGAAGAAGTAATCTTCGTTTACACTTAGTGGATTATAACTAGCATCTATAACATTATTTCCGCCACCTGTGTTGCTAGGAATACGTCGTTGTTGTATTTCATTTTTAACACGTTCGACGAAACTCATAGCCATGTGCGCTGGCATATTTCCAACGTCTACATAGAAAATACGTCTTTCTGGAGCACGTTGTATACGATAGATAATGATAGCATCTTCAAGCAGTTCTTTCTGCTTGTAGACTTTGAATACTGATTCTAATATTGAGTTTCCAAACGGATAGTTAGGATCAATACCTTCGGAAAGACTAATGTGTACTACATGTTTGGCATCTACAGACAATTCATTTACTTGGTTATGAAATCTTGTTCCCGGAGGTTGAGCTGCTGCTCCGACCATACCGCGACCAAAGCCGCCACCAGAGGCATATGAACTTGTTCCGCTAGGACTTGTGTTTGTAGTAGGATGTGGGGTTACTGCTATTAAGTCTTTGAAATTAAAGTTAATATCTTTGATTACATACTGCTCGGGGGTCTTACCTTCGCTTTCGTTTACAATAATTTTAGTAACTTTAGCTGCATCAACAAATAACCATTTTTTAGTTTCGGGATCTCTGACAAAGAAACAGTCGCCATACTTCAAAGTATTTCTTACGATTCTAAAAATTCTATTTTCAAACTGCTGTGTCTTGCACCATTTCTGTAGACTTTCTTTGAGTAGTTTAACTTCAGTGGTAGTCGGCTTACCTTTGAAGCTTAACTGAAACGATGTTCCATTTTCTTTGTCTTTTTGTGTACAAAACTCTGCAAGGATATCTAGAGCAGCATTAACTTCACTGTCCATATCCATAGTATCATATTGGATGTATCTTTCAACACGGTTTGGAGTACCGGCATAGACATCGGGAAGGAAGCTGGAATAGTTTGTTTTGTAAGGACCGGGTCTAGATCCTCCTGAAACAGGACTATAGGATCCAGATTGATTATTGATACTTACAGGTGTGAAATATTTTTTCCAACTCATATTATATCCGTTATGCCGATATCATCATGTCTGCCGACATAGCTGATGATACTCGAACTTGTTTTTCTGCAGTCTGAGAAGTTTTCTGACTAACCGCTATTAGCATATCCATCTTAGTATTTAAGCTAGCTAATAAAGTTACGGCAGGATCTTGAGCAGGCTGAGCAGCTCCCATTGTAGGTCTTTGGGGTATCGCAGGTGTTGCTGTCGCAGGCGCTGCTGCCTCGGGCGGTTTAGCTAAGGCTGTCTGCACAGTTTGAGCAGCCGGTGTACTTGGTGTATTAGCGCCGGCTACTGCTGTTGCCGATCCACCGCCTGCCATCTGAGCTTGAAATCCCTGAGCCAGTTGAGCTCGTTTGGCAGTTTCTGCGGCTCCGCCTGCATAGCCCACTGCTTTACCAATGGCTTCAATGCTAGTAAGGTCAACACCCTTTTTCTGTTTATCTCCAAAATAAGCAGCGGCAATCTGTTGTGCTATATTAGGATCATTGGCTAGGTCTGGATTGTTGACTAGGTCGACTCCGATCATTTTACCAAACTTGGCATAGTTATCTTTACCAGTAAGTTGGATTAGACCTCTACCTCTATATTTGAAACCTTCATTTTCAGCATTGCCCATTCTGCCGCCATAGATCACATTGCCAACAGCCTCTGGTCCTTTAGCAGCCAATGCATTGGCTTCTTCCATGGTTTTGAATCTAACTTTGTTTCCGCTTTTGTTGCCGGCACCATAGAGTTCAAATAGTTTTTGTCCGCTGTAGTTTAGATTTTCTGACTTGGAAACACCGCCGGATTCAGCTTGAACCTGAGCCATGATATTAGCTACCGCTTTTGGATCTGTGATGCCTTGAGATGCTAGTTGTTTTTGTAGTGCATCAAAGTTTTTAACAGGCTGTGCAGATGTTCCGGCAGTTGACGGTGCTGCTGCCGGACCTGCCGGAGTAGCACCTGTACCTGGCTGCTTCATTGTTTCTCTGAAGTATTTTAAAGTCGATACAGGATCAGTCCAGTTCGGTCCTTCTGGTTTTTTCGCTGCGGCTTCGGCAGCTTTCTTTTGTTCAGTTGTCTGACTTTGAGTTGCTTCTGTATTAGCTTTGGTAGCTTCGGTAGCTGCTTTGGTAGTTTTTTCTAACTTTTCTGTAGGTTTAGCTATGGCTTTACCCGCAGCTTCACCGGCTTTATTACCTACAAAATATCCAATGGTTCCGCCAAGCAGTCCGCCAACTGCGGTTCCGATAACAGGAATTACTGAACCAATAGCAGCTCCTGCAGCAGCTCCTGCCCAGGCACCACCGGCGCCGCCAGCAGCTCCGCCTATAGCTCCGCCCTTGGCTTCTTTGGCTTCGTCTGCTGACATCTCTCCAGATTTTTCTTTGCTTGATATATCTGAAAGATCTGACGCTAGATCAGTTACAGCAGCTACAGCACCAACTACTCCGCCAATTTTAGCAATCTTTCCAATACTCGATCCCTTGGCAGTCTTGCCTCCGGTTTTGTCTGTTCCGCCACCGAGGCCCTTGCCATCGGCATCTCTAACATATACAGGATCTTTAGAAGATGAACCTCGTTGATTTGCCTTGGCTTGTTCAACTCTAAGTTTATTTTGATAGGCTAGTTGTGCAACTTTAAGTGCTACTAGACCCACAACAACTTTGCCTAGATTGTCTATCAATAGTGTAAAGCCAGATACCAACGGTCCTTCTAACAGTCTAGAAATTGATTCAAAGGCTGTTATAAACTTGGGCATGTTGTCTGCTAGTAGTTGACTAAATCGATTGCTGAGCTGTGCAAGATTTTCTTGGAAAGTCTTCATCTGCTCAGGAGTCATTCCGGTTTTTTGAGCCCGTTCTTTTTCAGCAGCATTTTTTGCTAGTTGTTCTTCTAGAGAAGATGTTCTAGCTGCACGATCTAATGTTGAAACAACTTGATCGCCATATTGGTCTGCCAAGTGGGCACCTAGAACATTTAATTGTGCATTATTTTGTGCTGCTTTAGCCGCAGCAGTCATATTCCTATCTAACTGTAATGCTGAATCTTTAGTTAACTGTCCGCTTGACTTTGCTGCCAAGGCAGTCTTCATCATTTCTTGAGCTACTTGCGGAGATGTAGCATTTAGCTTGACCATAGCTTCATTCATGGTGCCAGTGGCCAGTGCTCCTTTGAAAGCTTCTTGTTCAGCCTTGCTCATAGACTGCATCAGCATTTCAAGATTTTTTCTACTCTGAGGATCTAGTTTTCTTTCAGCGATTCTAAACTGTGCATCATTTCTTCTTGCATCGGCTTCTTCTTGTAATGCTTCTTTGTTTTTGCCTGTGAGTTTTGAAACTGCATCTAGATTTTTTAAATACTCGCCTGTTTCTGCAACTAGATTTTTATTAACGTCTGCCTGACTACGACCACTCTTTAACATCATCGCAGAGTATCTAGCCAAACCATTGTTAACATCTTCAGTACTGTAACCCAATGTTGCCAGCTCAGAGTTCAACTGAGTATTTTCTCTTATCTGCTTACCAAACTGTGCTAATCGTTTTGCACCTTCGGCAGTACTGCCTCCTAGCAATGCAAGATTTTGCCCGTTTTTAGCAACAATGTTTGTAAAGCCTTCGATAGTCATTCCTGCCGCTGAGGATGACTTGATCATTTCATTGATGCTGCCGCCAAAGTTGGCACCTACAGTCGATGCCTGTTGAAATGCTTTATAAGTTTTTTCGCCGGCTTCGGCAATACCGCCGAATACGTTAGCTACCAGTCCTCCGACAACAGGTAACTTGCCAAACATAGCTGCGGCCGCGGTTGCACTGTTGCCCATAGATGCAACAGATTTGGTTAGATCTGTTATCGCTCCAGATGCATCTTTGATTACGTTAGCTACATCTCCAAGTGCTTTTTCTGTTTCCTCGAGAGATTTGATATATTTGTCGTGTGCTTTTTTAGCATCTTCAGCTTGTTTAAGACGTTTTTGCTCTGCGCTTGCGGCTTTTTGATCTATTTCAGCTTTGGCTTTGGCAGCTTTAGCTTGCTTTTCAGTTTCTTTGGCTAGTTTTTTAAGCTCTTTTTCTAGATCTTTTTGTGCTTTAAGATCCACACCCTGAGCTTTGGCCATGGCCGTCATAGCGGCCAATAACTGTCTAAGCGTTGCTTCGGTAGCTGCGTTGTTTAGCTGGACCGGTTGTCCGCCAATATCACCTGTGACTTCTGCCATTTAAAAAATCCAAGAAAACTGCGCATATAAATATATGGAACAGTAAAGTATTTATCGGAGACAAATTATGGATCAAATCAACACACCACAGACACCTGTACAGAAATCCCCAAACCCATTGGCTAACTATTTCCGTCAGCCAAAAGTTTACATCAAGCTGCCTAGCAAAGGTAACTTTTATTCTGAGGGGTCTTTGGATCGTAGTGCCAATGAAGAATATGCTGTCTATGCAATGACTGCCAAAGACGAGTTGATGTTTAAGACTCCTGATGCGTTGATGAACGGATCGGCTACTGTAGAAGTTATTAAAAGTTGTGTGCCATCGATTACCGATCCTTGGAATATGCCTAGTATCGATCTCGATGCTATATTAATAGCTATTAGGATTGCTACCTATGGTGAAGATATGGATGTGGCTACAAGTTGTCCGTCTTGTGCTGCACAAAATGATTATGCTGTGAATTTAACTCCGTATCTCGATCATGCTCAGAACTTTCAATACGATAATACTTTGTCAGTCGGTCCATTAACAATCTATCTAAGACCCTACAGCTACAAAGAAGTTACTAGGACAGCAATCAAAACTATTGAGCAACAGAAAATTTTTAATATCGTTAACGATGATTCGATCAGCGAAGAAGCCAAACTAGAAAAGTTTGGAGAAAGTTTTGTCAAGCTCACTGAGCTAACTGTTGATGTAGTCACTGGTTGCATCGATAAAATTGAAACTCCAGACGGTATTGTTTCTGATAAAACTATGATTCGAGAGTTTATCAATAACAGCGACGGTGAAGTGTTTAGAAAGATTAGCGATCGTATTAATCAACTTAAAGACGAACTTAGCCTTAAAGCACAAAATGTCAAGTGCGGTGAATGTTCACATGAGTTTGGCGTTGAGCTTTCAATGGATCAGGCAAATTTTTTCGCATTAGGATCTTGAGCCTCCCTCGAGCCGAGATCCTAAAATATGTCGAACGCTTAGAAAAAGAAGCCAAAGACATTAAGAAAGATATACTTAAAATCTGTTGGTACATGAGGGGAATGAATTACTCTGACGCTATCATGTTGAGCTATGATGAACGCATGATTGTCGCAGACATAATCCACGACAACCTCGAAACTACTAAAAAATCTGGTCTACCGTTCTTTTAACGTGGTCTAAAGAAACTAAAACTTTCAGAGACTACATTGCCCTTGTTAATCACAGAGTCACTGGTAGGTCCCATGATACGAGCACGATCAGCATCAATCTCTGCTTGACTCGGAGCCACTTTCTTTTTAGGTGCGGGTTTCTTTTTACCAGCGGCTGCTGGTTTTTGTTCAGGAGCAGCAGGTTGTGCCTGAGGTGCAGCCGCTGCAGGTTCTGCAGGTTTAGCTTGAGCGGGTGCTGCTTTAGCCGCAGGTGCTGCTGGTTGTGCTGCAGGAGCTGCTTTGGCCGCAGGTTTTGACATCGCTGCTTTGACTTTTGGATCTGCTTGTAACAGAGCTACTATCTGTTGTTTTTGTTCTGGCGGTAATGAGTTAACAGCTTTCTGTGCCTGTGCATATGCACTGTCTTTAGGTGCAGGAGTTGGCTCAGGCGCCGGAGTAGGTGCTGGAGTCGGAGCGGGTGTTGGCTTAGGACTCGGAGTAGGTGTTGGTGCCGGTGTTGGAGTAGGTGCGGGAGTAGGTGTTGGTGTTGGTGTTGGTGCGGGAGTAGTTCCGCCGCCTCCGCTACCGCCTCCACTGCTAGAACTGCCACCGCTGGTAGTGTCTGCGCCTGTATCAGCTTCATCATCGCCGGCGCCGCCTACAGTTTTCTTACCAGCTTGATAGCCTTTTTTGATAGCTCGGCCTAGACCTGCTACGCCGCCTGCCACAGCGCCAACGCCTTTGGCCAGTGTGCCCACACCCTTGCCCACGGCTGTGCCAATCTTGTTTAAGATTGGACCTTCATCTAGTTGCTGACTTTCTGTTAATATTTCTGTAATTCTCATGCTGTGGCTCCTGCTGCGGGAGCAGCTTTGGTCAAAGATTTTAATAGTCTCATTTTTCTTTCAGTGGGCAGTTTCATAACCATTTGTTTAACTGTGTCAAAATCTAACACTGTGGCCGCTGCGTCATCAGTCGATCCAGGCGCAGGCAGTTTTAGATCTGCATAGACCTGTGCTACGATATCTTGGCTAACACCTTGCTTGACTAAAAACGCTGCCAGTTCATTGCTGTCTGTGGGCGCACCTGCTCGCTGCCAAGCCTTGTTGAGCTTGTCTGCAGTGACCTTGTTCAATAGATTTGATTTGAGATTACCTAGGAAGCCTTTCTTCTCTGCTTCAGCTGGCACAGCTTCAGCTTCTAATACGATATCTCGCTGTTCAACTCTGTTGAATATCAAGTAGACCTGACCTTCACTGAGAGGTCTCTGTGTTCTAGTCACAGATTCTTTCTGTCCAGCATCGCCTGCGGCCTTACCTGCTCGAGCTGAAGCAAAGGCTGTGGCTAATGTGGCCAACACGTTAGTGGTCTGTAGGGCCGTGCGACCAATCTGACCGATCATTTTCATGTTGTCTTTGATGTCACTGATGGTCTTTAGATATTCTGGCGAACTCATGGTTTTCTGTAGTTCTACCAGCTGTTCGATAGCTTCTCCGGCAGCGAACCTATTGCCCAGTTCGGAATATTCTCTAGCTTGATCTACTAACTCACGGAACTTGGCCACATCTTCAGGCTTGCCATAGGCACTGAGACTGGCTCCATTGATACCATTTATGAATTCATATCTGTGCAGTTCCGGACCTAGTGTTTTAACTGCGCCCTGTATCAGTCCGCCCAGCATCTCCGCAGCTTTGGCACCTAGGAATGCTGTGGCTCCTGCAACAATACCTGCGGTAGCACCACGGCCCACAGCAGTGGAAAGTTTTTGACCTTGTAGAAGTTTATCTACAACGTTGACAATGGCTGTGGCAGCACCTGCACCTAAAGCTACTGCTCCGGCTCCTGCGGCAATGCCGCCCGCGGCAGAAATTCCCACAGTAGTTGCTATTGTAGCAGTCACAGCGAATAGAAACTTCTGTAGTTTAGGATTGTTATCAGCAAACTCTTTGTACTTGCTCAGTGTTGCTGCTAACTTAGGATTCTTTGCAGCGATCTTTGATTTGAGATCTTCAAACTTTTGATCAAACATCTTGATGGGTGCGCTCTGTTGCAGTGCTGTGCCCAACTTGTTATACCAAAAGTCTTTGAGTTTTTCTGCGCCAGCACCTACAGCATCGGCACCTTTGCCCAACATAGTTCTATTACCACCTGCAGCAGTCGCTGATTTCTCAGCGGCAGCAAATAGCTGTTTGATTTTTTCCGGATCTAAAGCCACTTCTACCAGTACAGGGTGTATGTTTCTTTCCCAGTTCTCGAAGTAGGGATCCTTAGTCACACCAAGGCTTTCAAATAGTCCTTGACGATGTTCTACGAGATTTGATATTTTCATTATGATTGAATCCTGAGTTACTTATTTATTTGCAAGAAAGAGCTAAAGCTCTTTTGCGCTTTCGCGCTTTGCGCTCAGCGCACTTTTTTCTTCTTGATAATCAGCAAGCGGAGATATTAACTGCGAAGCAGTTTTAAGATTATCCAGATTGTTCAGCCACACTTCGCCCTGTTACGGGCGAAAAAAATATTATCCGAGTTGAACAATACCACTTAGCGTTACAGCATTACCAAGGCGGTCATCCGGTACCTTTAGCTGTGTCTTCATAATGACGGCGGTAAACAAATATACGCTAACACATTTGTTTACGTGGGGTTTTTCTCCCCTCTTTTTACCTTTGCTTATCCTTTTCAAACAACTAAATCGCAGGTTTTAAGCGATCTTCATCCATAATGGGTAGTAGTTGAGTACCACTGCGGCGTGGAATTCCGTCCCTGTGAACACCAAATGACCAGGTTTAGAGCGCATGAAGTTAGGCCTGCGCTAGCCAAAAACCGCTTTTATTTTGCCTTTTTATGTTCTTCTAGACGCTGTCTTAGTATGTTTGAGCCGCCTACTCTGACGTTTATAATGCCATTATAATAGTCGTCAGATTCTAAAACTCTGCGTTCAAACTGCTCTCTTGCCTCTAAATATGACATTTCTGCCTTGGATTTGCAAAGATAAAGTATTTCTCTGGTGAAGTTTTCCGGACCTAGTGCTTGGACATCTGCGTTTAACCTATCAGAGGAACCAAAGTAATCGCGCCAATCGCTTTCTACTGTGCTTCTTCTTTTAAGTTTTTTGCCTTTGAGTGGTGGTTTTGTGCGTTTAAACTGTGCTAGTTTCTTGCCTATGTATTTTTGTCCGGTCTTAAGATTCGTGATGAGATAAACAAAGCCAATGTAGCCTTCGGGAATGTCCTCTACGGGTTGATTTTGATACGTCCACAGCACTCACTTAGTTATTTTTGGGGGTCTACCTAGCATGCCTTTTCTGGCTGCTTTTCGTTGTTCCCTTTTTTCCTGTATTTCTACTCGCCTAGTTGATGCTTCGTTGCGTATTTCTGATAGCCAATATCGTGCCTTAATGCCTGCTTCGTCTGAGCCTTTGTATTCAAAGCGTTCCTGCCACTTAAAGTATTCTTGGAACGCTCGAATCATTCTATCATGAGCATCTGTACTCATTCTACAATGTCAATATCCGTTGAATAAGAAGTGAAACCGTTTTCTTTAATAACCTTGAGCACGTGATTTACACGGCTAGTTAGATCATCTCTATGCGAAATAAGGAATACGTTCTTGTTTCTTTCTCTGGTCATTTTCTTTAGCACTGCGATTGATGTTTCAACACCGCTACTATCCATACCCGAGTCAACAAGTTCGTCGATAAACAATAGATTGATAGGCTGATATAGGTTTTCCCACACATCTCGGAAAGCCCAACTCAATGATAGGATCAATCTGTTACGTTCGCCGCGGCTTAGATTATCAAAGTCTAAGTCTTGACCTAGTTGTGTGATGATCACACTCAGATCATTCTGAAACTCTACGATATGCGGTAATCCGATCTTGTCCAGATAATAGGTCAATCGTTGATTCAAGAATGCTAGATTCTGATCAATGATGCGTTTACGAACAAAACTATCTTTACTGGTCAACAGTTTATATAAGAACTCTTGATGATCTTTTAGACGTGTAAGCTCATTAACAGCTTCCCAGTCTATTTCCTGCACCGCAGTCTTTTTAAGTTCTTCGATCTGTTCAGCATAGGGATTGTTTTCTTTTTCTTTTTCTTCTATAGACTGCTCGATACTAGTCAATGTATTACGATGATCTAAAGCCTGCTCGAGATTATCATAGAAAACCTTAGGACAGTCTCCTAGTTCTCCGACCAGCATCATAGCTTCATTGAGAGTTTCTAACTCTTTTCTATATTCTACTACAGAAGTACTGCTGTCGTTGACCTGCTTTGCCTTGGCAGTGAGCATTTCTTCATGTTTAGAGTCATGTACATCTTGACCACAGGAATGACACTTGTGGTCTTTTAGAGCAATCACTTCTTTTTCTAGTTTTTCAAGTAGCTTTTGTTCTTTTTCTAAAGTAGTGGACTGTTTGGCTATCAGCGCGACTAGATTATCTCGTTCTTTTTTAGACTTGCTCCATTCAACAAGAGATCTTTGATCGGCTATTTCCTGATCAATATCAATGTTACTGAGCCTATCGACGCTCTTTCTATAGTCCTCTAGAGTTTTTTCTTTCTGATCTTCCCACATCTTCTGCTTACGCTCTAGAGCTTCTATGCTTTGCTGTATACGATCGTTTGAGGCCTTAACAGTCTCAATGCGTGTATTTTCAGTTTGAATAGCATCCTTGGTAAACTTAACCTGTTCTTTGAGATTTTCTGCTTTTTCAGACAGTAGAGTAATACCCAACAGTTGTTCAATGATACTGCGTTGATCAGCAGCCTTCATAGAAAGGAATGGTTCTGTGTAAGTGTTCAAAGCAACAAGATGTTTGAACATCTCATGACTCATACCAAATAGCTCTTCGATGGCTTTTTGAGTTTCTCTGCTATCGCCTTGACTTTCATCTTGATCGTCAGATTCTTGTTCAGCACCGTTAATGCTAAACTTCAGTAGATTAGGTTTGCGACCACGTTCGATATGATATTCGATACCGTTCTTTTCAAACGTTACAGTGACCAACATATTTTTTCCGTTGATCTTGTTAACAAGATTATCTTTCTTGATGTTGGTTAACGCTTGACCGTAGATAGAATAGCTTAGTCCGTTGATGATTGTAGTTTTACCTGTGCCGTTACGAGCACCGCTATCATCTCCACCTAGGTCTAAGTTTTCACCTAATACTAAAGTTAACTGTCCTCGATCAAAGTCGATAGCTTGGGTTTGATTACCCACGCTCATAAAATTTCGTACAGTAAGATTTTTAATCTTAATCATAGTTCTTTATAAATCTCCAAAAGCAGGCCTTTGTTATAAGCTTCGCTATCAATGGCGTTGATTTGATTCATAACAATAGTGTCTACAGATTCAAAGTTAATGTCTATAGCCACCGAGTTTGATTCTACTTCTACTTTTTCTGGAATCAGCATTAACTCTCGCAGATTGTACTGCGGAATAAACTGTTCTTTAATAAAGTTAGCTTCTTCAAAGGTAATAGGTAGATCAATAGTAACCCTACAATGCATTTTTTCACGTAGTAACGTATCTGGCGAATCGATGATTTGACTTAGTTTGTAAGTTCTATAGATAGGTTGACCTGGCCAAGTATGATATTCCGGCTTGCCGCCCCATTCTAAAATCATCATACCTCGTTCATCATCACCGGCATCTGCATAGTTGTGCGGGAAAGCATTGCCAATATAGACAATGTTTGCTGATTGCTGGCGTTTATGGAAGTGGCCTGTAAACACATAGTCTTGATTAACAAAGTGTGTGCGTTGCAACTGTCCATGATCTGGCATCTGTACCATAGCATTCATATAAAAGCTAGGTAGTTCTAGATGTCCAAAGATATATCGACTTTTAATATTGGGAATATTTTTCCATTCGTCTGCAACTAACCAAGGAAGAATAGTAACATCGCCCTGTGTAAGAGGATCTCTAATAGGTACTACGTTGGGAAACAATCGCATAAACTCGATAGAGTTTATTTCACGTTTGTCTTTGTAGAACAAATCGTGATTGCCTAGAATGAAATAGACTCGTTCAAAGCTCTGACTGAGTTTTTCTAGGTTACTCACAGTATAGTTCATAGTACTCACATCAGTGGTACTGCGATTATGATGCCAATCGCCTAGGAATATGGCGGTTTCGCATCCCTGTGCTTGGGCTGTGTCACAGAACCAAGACACGAAATCTTCGCAGTCTTGATTATGTGTACGACTTCCAGATTTCAATCCAAAGTGTATGTCAGTGAAACAGGCAACTTTTTTAAATAGATTCATATTAAAATATTGTACATTCTTTAACTTGTAAGATCAATCCCAATCCCCGCCAGATTCAACCGGACCGCTAGCACCACCTCCGCCACCGGACCCTCAGAGTTTTGTCTACTCCAGCTTGGATTCATTCCGTTCATTTCGAGAATGTCGTCTCGAATGTTTTGATTGCGCTTCTCAATGTTGATAATTCTAACGAATGAATTA